TTTCGCCTCTTCCAACTGCAAGTGAGGGGGTTTTCTTCTTAGTAGCCACATTTATGCTCCATTAGAAATTAATTTACCTGCAATAATAACTCCAGCTGCAATTGTTGTTGCTGTGCTTGTTACTAACTGCCATTGTACATCCGTTTTTTCTGTATACAAAAACGGGTCAGATGATCTATTGGCTGTATAAATTGAAACAAATGGCTGTTGTAGTACTTGAAGTTTTACGCCGCTATTATTATTTATTGCTTGAACTGAATAAGTAACAATATTAGAAGATGTATAACTATTTGATGTATTAACTTCAGCAAAATCTAAATAAAATGAATATCCTGCTGGCACAGTATATATAGTACTTTGTGATTTTCCAATGCCAGCATTAATTTGAGCAACAATATTAGATGATTGCTTAAGAGTTATTGTTCCAACGTTTGTTGTCTGCCCTGTTCCCGGCGCTACTAATAACAAACTATTTATACGAAAATAACTATTTATTGTTGTAACACCAGTAACGCCATTTAAAGAAAGAATTTCTGATATTGGATTAAAATTTGCATCTAATCCATTAATTAATACTCTTGCTGAAGTATCATCTGAAGCGGAAGAACTTACTAATGTTAAAGTAGATGAACTAGTAATATAAGTATATGTTGTTGCATTTTCCCAAACAGGTATTTTTGTATTACCAACTGCTGATTGATAACCAAAAAGACTTAATGTTTGATGGCCAGAGATTTGACCACGAGAAACTTGTAAATCAAACGGCTCATATTTCGCTTGACGAGTAATTGAGTTTACCGAATTATTGGTACTTGGTATTCCACTTGAACTTTGCGCCATATTAATCTCCTAAATGTTTGGCTAGGGGACAAGCGTCCCCTAAGATTAATTAGTCAAAGTTACCATATGGGTAAGTTGTTGCATTACCAATGTTCATATCTTGTTGTGCATACTTTAATGTCACAGCAATTTGACCAGATGTAGGAGTAGTCAAACTTGTATTAGTAATCTTTAAAGTTACAACAATTTGGCTAAACCATGTAGGCTGTTGACCCGGCTGCATATTTTGAACATCTTGTAATGATCCATATGCATAATCTAACTGTGTGCCAACAAATGTTGCTGTTCCACGAGTTGCAGAAGTAATTGCAGCCATTGTTGCATATACACCAGTAGAAGTTGCAAATGCATTAGATACATATGGTTGAATTGAGTTTGCTGTTACTGATCCATCCGTTGGTAATACACCAACATCAACGATAACATCAGTAATATTTGAGCCTTGTGGAATTAAAAATACTGCTCCACGATAAATAGTTCCACTTGTGTCCGCTGTTGGAGTTGTTCCAACTGTTGGGCCAGATGTGCTATAAACACCACTTTGAGGTGCATATATAGTTGCTACTTGATTCGGAATATTGTTTGATGTAACAAATGTCTTAGATCCACCACCATAACCAGCTTGACCAGCTGATGTTACAGAAAAATCTAAAAATGCTTGTTGTGCTAATAAAACCGGTCCCACATCACGTTGTGGTCCAAAACGATTATCACCCGATAGAATCGGTCCTTCGAAAGTTGTACGCATTAAAAAACTCCTTTTAAGTATGAATATTTGAGAGCGATTTTCCTAGTAGTTGATGTATCTCTACCAACAATACGTCCTCTCTCTGCATAAGACATATTAGGATTATTAACTATAAACTTAACTAGCGCAAGATATTTTTTATCTGACAATGCTTTATTTCTACGAGTGGTTTTAATTTTATCAATATATTCTTGCGTTATGTGATTTTTTTGATTAATTTTACTTTTTGAAATTTTTTCTTTGGTTTCTTGCGTATGCTTTTTCCCTCTCATTGGTACTTTTGCAACATCAGAAATATTAAAAACGCAGGGTTCATCAAAATGCGCCCTACCCTGTAAAAATTCATTTTCAAAATCATCTAAATCTTCTACTAAATCGCACTCTATTTCTAAACTCCAATCAAAAGCATTTTTTCCATATTTATTATAAGAATTTTGAAGTATTGGATTTATATGACAACCTTTATTTAAAAGTCTAAAGTGTTCATGAATACGTTTTTTTACATGTTGCGATTGACCAACATAGCATTGACCCGTAATTTTATTACGAATTTTGTATATTCCTATGTAGTCATTTGCGTATGGCATAATTAAGTTCCTTGGAACTATTATAACCATATTTAATTAATTTTGCAATAAAAAACCCCGCCTTGTGAGCGGGGTCTTGTGGTTCATACAGATTAGTATGATCCGTATACACCTAATGGATCTGATACGCCAAATGAATAACGCTCACGTGATTTATAACGTACGTTACCTGTATCAAAGTCACCATCCATAGAGTTCTGTAAAGGAACACGGATGAAGTGCTTCAAGCCATTTGGAACATCAGTTGTCAAAAACCATGCATTAGTTGCTGTCAAGAAGTGGTTAATTGTGTAACCTTCTGGAACAGAACCGTTGTTCTTAATTGCATTGATGTCGTTGTTGTTTGTACCAACGCGCAATTCTGTTTCTAACAAACGTGTAGCAACGAATTGTAGTGCTGGAGGAACAACAAGTTTCTTAGGACGAGCTGCAATCAAGAGTCCACGCTCATCAGTCCATGCAGCAATCTGAATAACAGCATTTTCCAATGCAGTTTCGTTCAAATCAGCAGGAGTAGATGGAGTGTTAGCATTGACACCACCTGAAACTAATGGGTGTGCTGTAGAGAATAAAGGCTGTCCATCACCATATGTTACTTGGCTGTTGAATCCGTTATTCAATACTGCTGCTGCTTTTACTTGCTTAGTATACGCCATCGCACGAGCTAAGCCTTTGGTGTAGCGTGCAGATAAAGAATCGTAGAGGTTATCTTCGATTGCTTCTTCTGTTAAGCTAAAGCCAAGAGCGATAGTTTCGTGGTTGTAGCGAGCTGTCCAAGCTTCTTGTGCGTTGTCATAAGCGATGGCTTGGCCTTCGTTTTTGACTGGTGCAGCACTAAAGCCTGACAGTTTTGTTTCTTCTTCAAAAGAACGCTCAGAAGTCTCTGTTTCATAGATCTCTTTGTGTTCTTCACCGTAACGAGCATACTCCAAACCAAACAATGCGTTTAGTCCGGGTAAAAGCTCTTTCAATAGTTGTGCGCGTGAAATAGCCATTTATATGCTCCTTAATTAAACACCAGTTGCATTGAAGTAGCTATGGTAACCGAAGTTCCATGTTACTAATGCTTCTGGATAGCCAGTGAAAGAAAACTGTGCGGCTGTCGATTGAGCAGTTGCTACTGCTGTATTGATAGTCACAGTTGTACCAGATACTGCTGTTACATATGTATTTGATCCAGCTGTAATACCGGGACCAGATACTGACATTCCGGGAAGAATTGCGCTATTAGCTGCGGATAATGTGATTGTTGTGCTAGATGATGTAGCATTTTGTGTCACAGTTACTGCTGATTCCTTAACTAATTGAACAATACGGAATGGTGCTGAGGTTGTAATTGGTGTAGATACAGTAGCAGATGCAGAAACTGCAATACCTGCTTGTGAATCACCAGTTGTGGTAGAGCCAGTATTACCAGCAGCGTTACCAATGTAATAAGCATTAGATCCGACAAAAGCTGGGTTAATATACTGTAATGTTGTTGAACCACCAGTACCAGCTGGGTTTACTACAACCGCAGCTTGGAATACAGCTTGTGGATCGTCAACTACATAACCGATTGCATCAGGAGCAGTTGTAGAACCCTGCCAATACTGATAACGGTTTTTACCATAAATAGGACCGCCAGTTGTACCATACTCACAACCAACGAAAACACCAATCGTGCCAGCAACGGCAGAAGAGGCGTTATATGCTAAAGTTGATGCTACTAAATTACCAATGTTTGCGCCAGTACCAATTTGTACGATGTCGCCATTGTACAAGCTAGTGCTATAACCATTGACAATCGGGAACATACGAGTAGAACCCGCAAATACACGACCACCAATTAGGTTAACTGGCTTTAGTCCGTAAGGACTTACTACAGTAGGATAAGCCATTTAATTCTCCTTAATTAATTAATTTCCAGATCCAAATGTAACAGTAGACTTCCTCTCCATAAAGATTGGCATTCTAGCGTCACTTTGGCGCATTAAATTATTATCTACCGCTTGAGCCTGTTGAGCTGTTTGATTTGCTTCGTAATCCATACGTTGCTGAACAAACTCTTCAGGGATCTTACAGAGTAATAACCCGCCAATCTCAATGTTGTCTTTATAGGCTCCATTAGGATTAGCTAACAGTTTAAATTTGGGTTGTTCTTCAATCGCTACTGGCTCCCAACCTTCTCTTAGTTTAGAGGAAATGTTGCGAGGATCAGCATTGTTTAACATTGAAACACGAATCCAACGATACGCAAACCCAGCTTGTTTGTCAGGCTCAGGGAGAAGTTCCGGAGGCATCCACTGTTTAGGACGCTCAGTCATTTCACGGGTTTCTAAATCTCTTGTTACTTTATTTTGTGCCATGTTAGGCCTCCAATCTTAATAGTTCACGAACATATTGTTCCGGTGTAAGTCCAAGTTTTTTTGCAATAGCAACTTGCGAAGTACTTAATTTTACTTTTTTAGGCGCGGTCGACCTAGTTGCAGGAGCTACTACAGTTTTCTTTTTGGGAGCGTTTTCCCTACTTACATCAACTTCGTGTTCGAAGTTTTCTGGAAATCTCTTACGCATCGTCTCGTCTAACTTTGCATAATAGTCATTTGAACCAATAACAACACCTTGTTTTTTTAGCTTTTCGTGTAGCCCAAGTGCTGTCGCTGTCATTTCCTCGTCCTGTCCGAACCAAGGATTTTCATTTTGCCATTGTATCACCCTATCATCGGGCTTTGCAACTGGCGCAACTTTTTGTTCTGGTACATACCTTTCTTCCGGTACTTGCACCTTAAAATTATTAACACGATCTAAATGCATCTGCGCTCTTGTCATTGCCTCTTGAGCAGCTAATAATTTTTCTGAATCACCCATGTCATATGCTTCTCGATAGGCTTTTTTCGCCATCTCAAGCTGTAACTCGGTAGAACTCTTAATGGCTGAAACATATTCTGTTTGTCCATTTTGAATCATTCCGCGCATACGCTTGTTGTCTTCATACAACTTTTGTGCTGCATCTACAGCTGCTTGACGTTCACGCTCAGCCGCTTCAGCTCTTCTACGCTCATCATTCCAGATGCGTTTCATTTGAATCATCTTGTCTTTGGCTTCTTTACTATACTTATCTAGCTCATCAACCTCGACCTCTAACGATTTTACTTTTTCTGTGGGTGTCGGAATTCTACCCCTATCTTCTTCAGGAGTATCATCTTCAATCTCAATATCAATTTCAGGCTCTACTACTTCGTTATTTTCAATTTCATCTGGAAATTTAAATTCTTGTGTTTCTGCCATGTCCGGCTCCTTATTTTCTACGAATTCCGCGAGGATCATCTACTACAGCCTCAACGGAATCTTCATTAATTAAACGAAATTCTCTACCATGTATGACAAGCCGTGTTCCAGCATTTGGTCGTACAAGAATAAAGTCTCCTTTTTTGCACCAAGGTCCTGTTGGATATCTGTCTTTATCCATATAGCAATCCGGTCCTAGTGCCACTACAAAAAGTACTGTTGTAAGCACTTCTTCATTACGCACTGTTTCATCTGCTTTAATTAAACCGCTTTCATACTCCTTTTCCATTTCTGGAATTGCGCATAGGATTTTGTATCCTGATGGCTTGGGCAGTTGTGTTGCC